AATTTAAATGGAATGGTTTTTTTGTAGAGTCAGGTAAAATGATGGTTAAGGTATGGCAAAAAGACTATGACTTAGTTGATGAAACAATATTAAATGCTGGTGATTTTATGAGGGTCAAGCCAGGTGTCTTTCATCAATTTATTGGATTGGAAGACGGTGTTGCCTTTGAATTATATTGGGCAGAATTTGACCACAATGATATAAAAAGAGAAAGTGTAGGAACTCACGTGAATGATGACTACGCTGTAAGTATAAAAGATGATTAATATTTTTATAGGTTATGATAGTAAAGAGAAGGTGGCATTTAATGTGTTATCATATAGCATATTAAAAAACTCGTCAAAACCTGTTGCTATTACTCCAGTATATTTAAACAATATCAAAGATGATTTCGTAAGAGAGAGAAACAATATATCATCTACTGAATTTTCTTTTAGTCGATTTATTATACCACACCTTATGAACTATCAAGGTTGGGCATTGTTTATGGATTGTGATATGATTATGGAAGCTGATATTGCTGAACTTTGGCGTTTAAGAGATGACCGATATGCTGTACAAGTATGTAAACACGATTACACTCCTAAAAATCAAACAAAATTTCTAAATCAAGTACAGACAGTTTATCCTAAAAAGAACTGGTCTAGTTTTATGCTTATGAATTGTAAAAAGTGTACTACTTTAACACCTGACTACGTTAACAAAGCGTCTGGTTTAGAATTACATCAATTTAAATGGTTAGAGGGAGATCATTTAATTGGTGATTTACCACTAGAATGGAATTGGTTAGCTGGTGAATATGAATACAAAGAAGATATTAAGAACGTACATTTTACCGAAGGTGGACCTTGGTTTGAGGATTATTCTAATTGTGATTATGCTCAAAACTGGTTTAATTATTATACAGACTGTTTTAAAATAGAGTTAAAATGATACAAGGATTTGAAACAAGAGAAACTACAGATAAACCGATAAGAGCATTTGTTCAAAGTGTCAATGGTGTATTACATAAAAAGAAAGCACCTGTAAATCAGTATGAACAAACAGTATGGGAAACGTTTGAAAATTTAAAAACACCTATTGCTGTATTTGGTATCTTACGTGGCACAGGTGATTTAATTAAAAAGTGTTTAGCTATACCTCAAATCTTTTATTACTTTGACCACGCATATACATTAGGTGGTAGACACGGTAAAAGTCCATATGTTGATGATAAAGTATATCGTATAACTAAAAATGATTATTCATTAACGTACATTGATGAACTTAATGACAAAGATTTTGAAAGAATAGAAAAGTATAAAAAACATATTGAAATTAAACCTTGGAAAAAAGAAGGTCGTTATATACTTGTATTAGCACCGTCACGTCATATAGAAAAGTATTTTAATATGCCTGATTGGGCAGAAAATACAGTATCATATTTAAAACAATTTACAAAAAGAGATATTGTAGTTAGAACAAAAGATACAAAAGAAAGTTTAGAGAAACAATTAGAAGAAGCATTTGTTTGTGTATCTTTACAATCTACTGGTTGTATTGATGCCATACTAAATGGTGTGCCATCGTTTTGTGATGGTATGTCGTGTGGTCAACCTGTATCTAAATTAGACATATCAGAAATAGAAAGTCCTATCTATCCAGACAATAGAGAAAAATGGATATACAGTTTATTAGCAAATCAATTTACATTAAAAGAAATTGAGGACGGCACTGCTTATGAAAAAGTAAGCAGAAACAATATGAGGTATGTATGATTATATGTCATAAGTTATCCTGGGGTGATTGTTTATCACATCAAATCTTTCCTGCTATAGAAAAAGGTTGGAAAGACGAAGATAGACCTATACATTTCTTTTGGGGATTGGGTGGTAATAATACTAAAGAGATTGCTGAAGTAAAAGCAAAAGGCGAAGAATGGTGGTATATTGATGTAGGTTATTTTACAGAACAAATCACAAGGTATCCTATACCTAAAATACACGATAAAGATAGAACATATTTTAGAATATGTAAAGGTAATATTCATACACAAAATGGTGCCGTTGGTGATGGTCGTAGAGTATCAGAATTAGTAGCAAAAGGTATAGATGTAGAGTTTAAAGGTTGGTTAACTGGTGAAACAAAACATATATTAGTATGTCCTTCATCTCCAACTGTAACATATCACATAAATGGTATCGACCAAGAAACTTGGTTGTATCAAGTTACAGGTGAATTAAAGAAGTGGACTGATAAAGAAATACGAGTAAGACAAAAGCCTAGACCTGGTAATGAATTTTGGAATACAGATATAAAAGATGACTTAAAAGATTGTCACGCCTTAGTAACTAATATGTCATTGTCAGCAATAGATGCTGTAATGAATATGGTACCAGCATTTACACATCAATTAAATGTTACTTCACAAATTACAAGTAGAAATATTACAAAGATTAATAAACCTATAAGACCTGGTAGAAAAACAATAAATGAATGGATTAAATTTGTTGTAGAAAATCAATTTACAATACCTGAAATAGAAAGTGGTCTTGCTTATGAAACTTTAATGAAACAAGGTTTAAGATGAAAATAAGATATTATCAAAAGATAGACGGTTGGCGTTGGACAGGTTTTATATTAGCAATCATAAGTGCTTTTATATTATCCGATGCTGATGTTACAACACAATGGTTAGGTTGGACAGTTGCTTGTGTATCTTGTAGTATATGGATTTATATGGGTATAAAAGATAAAGACATACCTAGAGCATTAATGGAACTAATGTACTTATTATTAGCATTGAGGGCAATATGGAATTGGTTAATTTAAATTTTGCTTGTGTTTACTACGGCGACAAATACTTAATAGAATATGTTGAAAAGTTATATAATATGGTACAACGTCATACAACATTACCACATAACTTTATTTGTTTTACTGATAGTACCATTATTCAAAGAAGACTAAAAAGAACACTACCAGGTCATAAAATAATATTTCGTCAATTTCAAAGACACGACTTTAAAGGTTGGTTTAATAAACTACAATTGTTTAGTCCAGAAGCTAATCTGATTGGTAATACATTATATATGGACTTAGACGTAGTGATAGTTAAAAACATAGATTGTTTTTTTACTTATGGTAAAGATCATAATTTTGTAGGTATGAACGACTTTAATCCTAGTAGTGGTGATTTTAATTCTAGTATAATGAAGTTTAATAATACAACTACAAGTAAATTGATATGGGAAGAATATATAAAAAGACGAAGTGATTTTAAAAAACATCACGGTGACCAAAATATCATAACAGATTTAATAAAGAAACATAAAGATACCATTTCATTTCCAGACAGTTGGACACAATCATATAAATGGTATGACAGATCAGGAACTAGGTATCATAAAGATAAATGGACCTTTGAACAGCATCCAGAAGCTAAGGTATGTATCTTTCACGGCAGTCCAAATCCACACGATTCGAAACAAGAATGGGTCAAAAATAACTGGAAATAGTAGAACAAAATAAGAACATATTGGTTGACAAACTGTCACACCCTATAAAACATTGAAAAATAAGGGTTTTTTGATTAAAAAAAGTAAAAAAAGTGCTTGATTTATAGAAAAAACTCCTGTATATTATACGTATGATGACAAAACAAGGTACTTTACATTTAGTTTATGCTAGAGAATATTATGATAGTGAAGAAAAATACGATCCTTACTTCTTTTCTTATCACACAATTTTTAGAAACGTATCATTATCACAATTAAATCGTTTAAATTCACAATCTTTAAAAGATAAAGTAAAAGCGTATTGTGATAAAAATTACAAAGAAACAGCAACCAATTTTACTGGTACTTCTAAAGTAGAAATGATTACAGGTGACGAATACTATAGAACTTACGGTGATGTGTATGATGTTGCTGGCTATAATGATGAGAATCATTTATTTAATGATTATGGTCAAATGTATCAAAGACAATTTTTTAAATACGATTTTGATAAAGAATTAACACAACAAGTAATAAAGGAGAACACTGTAAGATGAATATGTTAGATTATGCTAATTTTGAAAAAGAACATTACGAGCCAAGTGAATTTAGAGATGTCTTGGTAAAAGAAGCTAAAAGTGCCTATAAAGATTATACCGAAGGCAGAATTATAGAACTTGATAAAGGATTACAAGTTGAAACAAGACCTGAAACTGTTGCTGAATACTTTTCAGAAGCACTTAGTCAAATTGCTAAAGGTTTTGCTGGTAAAATTTTTGAAGATGTAAATTATTCTGTTATCTTAGATGACTTAATGTTATTTGTAGATGAAAATAATATTGCTCTTAAAAATAAAACATTACATTAAGGAGATAAATGAAATATAACGAACATAAAATCATACAAGAAATTTCAGATTACATAACAAGTACCTATGGTGAACACTATAGTACAACAAAAGATGGATTTCAAGTACAAGATATGTTAAGACAATTAGATATTGATAAAGATTTTTGTCAAGCCAATGCCATTAAATATCTTTGTAGATATGGTAAAAAAGACGGCAAGAACCGTAAAGATTTATTAAAAGCTATTCACTATATTATATTATTAATGAGTAGTGAGGACGAAACAAAATTAAACTAATAACAAAAGGACTATACTATGACAATTGATACAAACGTGATGTTTACAGATAAAGATGTAGGTAAAAATCTTTATAGAAAGAAAACTTATTATACACTTGTGA